CTTATGTGATGATGAGTATGACCACCGACTCGAAGGAGCAACCACAGAATGCGGCGCATGTGTCTGCGAGTCGTGTTGTGACAGTGGCGCTGTAAGGTATCACCACACTGACGACGAGTGCTTCGTATACTTGAATGACGACTAACCTTTTCAACTATCTGGACTCCCTAACTGGTCGCCTTAACGGGCGGCCTTTTTTTGTCGTGCTATCAATAGTTTAATAACCATTGTTGATTCGTTATGGGGTGGCTCATAGTCTTGGGTTAATGTCAAACGATTAGTAGAGGGGCTGGCGATTCGCCCTCCGAGCGCAAGGAAAAAACATTTGTCAAGGGAACATTTGTATTGACAAGGGCTATTGGGACCCTAGAAATTACGAGGGTGATTCGGGGTGGGGGCGCGTAGCCACTTACATTCCCAACATAAAAAAAAATAATCGTACAACTAAGGGTGTGGCATTACGTCACAGGGGGGCGTATGTATCACTTACCTACACGGAGTCATAGCATGAGCGACACCAAAGATACTGATCTGCGCTACCCACTTAAGTCAGGGTCACTAACTTTCATTTGTTTAATATCAAGGGCTTATAAGAAAGTTGAGATTCTTACTTTACACTCTGCTCAAAATGGACATTATATATAAGTAACAAGACTACTTAAGTTTCACACTTAAGGTTCAAGCATATTAGTATATATAATACAATGTGTATATAAAACTTAAGTATAGAACTTAAGTTGTCTTAACAGCTTTCCCCCAACCATGACGAACTCTTCCACATGTCGTCTATACATTAAGTGATGGTCATGCCGATGGGGGTTCATCATTAAGGAACTATTATGTCGATCCCTTCAATTCCATACAGCGAGATCATCGCTAAGAAAGTACGTGAAGGCGTCCGTAATGGTGTCTCCATTAAAGATATTATGGGGTCGATCCAGAAGTATCAAAATGCTCCATCCAGTACAGCTACCTTCTATAAGTTATATGGTACGCTAATTGCTGAGACTAAGGCTGATATTGTCGCTGCCATTGGTAATGTCGTTGTGCAGCAAGCCTTAGAAGGTGACTTCAAGTCCCAAGAGTTCTATCTACGTTCTAAGGGTGGTTGGTCACCTAACAGTACGATCAATGAGATGGAACTAGAAACAGACCCTGACACAGATGACAGTGCTATTGATAGTCTGATGGGCCTACTAGGAAAATCTAAACCCGATGACCAAACTCCCAGTAACAGCTGACGATCTACGGTCTCTTCCTGATGAAGAGGTTGCAGACATCCTACGTAAACTTGGCCCTGCTAAGGCAGAAGAGCTAAGGTACAACTGGGAGTTTTGGGCTAGACCCGATCAGTTAGAGCCAAAGGGCGACTGGTCAACATGGTTAGCCTTAGCTGGACGTGGATGGGGTAAGACCCGTGCTGGTGCTGAGTGGGTACGTCATCGTATTAAGAAGGGCGATAAGATCGTTCATTGTGTCGCTCCAACTAAGGGTGATGTAAGACGAGTTATGGTCGAGGGTGACAGTGGACTACTTAATGTTTGCTGGAAGGGAGATGAAACCTATCGTGGTAAAAGCATAGGCTTCCCTGTATGGTCACCAACAAACAATTCATTAACATGGGATAATGGAGCTAAGGCTGTATTCTTCTCGGCGGAAGACCCTGAGCGTCTCCGTGGTCCACAGGCATTTAGTGCTTGGACAGACGAACTCTGCGCATGGCGCAACGCACAAGAGACTTGGGACATGATGATGTTCGGGCTACGCTTAGGGCGACACCCACAAGTCTTTGTGACAACAACTCCCAAAACAACAAAGCTACTTCGTGGTATCATTGATGATGAGAATACCCTTATCAGTAAGGGTTCTACCTTCGATAACTCTGCTAACTTAGCGGGTTCATTCCTTGAGGCAGTTAAGAAGACCTATGAAGGCACACGTCTTGGTAGGCAAGAACTCTATGCGGAGGTTCTTGATGAGGCATCAGGTGCCTTGTGGAACAGAACACTCCTACATAAGTGTGAGATAGATAAAGACGACATACCACAACTAGCACGTATCATTGTGTCGATTGACCCTGCGGTCACTGCCAATGCTGAGAGCGATTTAACTGGTATGATTGTCGCTGGTGTAGACTTTAACGGCATAGCATATGTCCTTGAGGACCACACAGGTAGATATACACCCCAGCAATGGGCTTCTAAAGCAATAGAGTTATATCACAAACACATGGCCGACCGCATTGTAGCGGAGCGTAACCAAGGTGGTGATATGGTTCGTCACACTCTCCACACTGAAGATGAAACGGTCCCTGTTAAGTTAGTCCACGCTAGTCGTGGTAAAATGGCTCGTGCTGAACCAGTCTCTGCTCTCTACGAACAGAATAAGGTCAAGCATGTTAGGGGATTGAACGATTTAGAAGATCAGATGGTACAGTGGGAGCCTTTAGGGTCCATAGGTTCTCCAGACCGTCTTGATGCTATGGTATGGGCTATAACGGACCTTTCACTTAATGGATATGCGAAACCACAGCTTACGCTGGCGTACTCCAATGCTAAGGGCTTAAGATAACATGGCTAAGAAACTCTCCCCCACCGAATCGCAGGGTACACTAGGTGTAGCTGGCGAAAATACACATCACGGTAATATCCGTGCGGACGAGTTTCTACCAGAACTTCGGGGCAAGAAAGCCATCCGCAAGTTTCGTGAGATGCGTGACAACGATAGTACCATTGGTGCTGTCATGTACGCTACTGAGCAAGTCCTTCGTGACGTAGACCTAAAGGTGTTTCCTTGTAATGATAGTGATGCGGCTAAGAAAGAAGCTGAGTACGTTCAAAGTGTACTTGCGGATATGGATCATTCTCTTGACGATCATATTGCAGAAGCTCTATCCTGCCTATCCTATGGTTTTGCTTGGTTTGAAGTTGTATATAAGCGCCGTGTTGGCCCTACCCAAACAAGTGATAAGAAGCGTAGTAAGTATTCTGATGGCCGTATGGGCGTTCGTAAGATTGCCATGCGCGCACCTTGGACGGTATCTCGGTTTGATGTAGACCAGAAGACTGGTGACATTAAGGGTATCTACCAAGACAACGGTTACGCTGGTAGCACTAAGCATTACATTCCTACAAGGAAGAGCTTGTACTACCGTACAACGTCTCTAAACGGTGATCCAAGTGGGCGTAGCATCCTTCGTAACGCTTATACTAGCTATGAGTATCTTAATTCTCTGCAAGCTATCGAAGCTATTGCGGTTGAACGCGAACTTGCAGGTATTCCTGTTGCTCGTATTCCCTCTGAGTATCTTAGTTCTGATGCAACACCCGCCCAAGCAGGATTTGTCGCTAACCTCCAAGACATCCTCAGAGACGTTAAGTTCAACGAACAAGGGTACATTATTACCCCTTCCGATACCTACCCCGATAAGGACGGAAGTCCTACCAACATCCGATTAGTAGATGTTGAACTTATGTCGTCTAGTGGGTCTCGGAATATCGACATCGACCCAATCGTCAGACGTTACCAGCATGATATTGCACGTAGCGTTCTATCTGAGTTTCTAATGCTCGGCAGTCAGGGCGGTTCTTACGCTTTGTCTAAGAGCAAGACAGACTTGTTCCTCCGCGCACTAGAAAGCTACGTACAGCAGATTGTTGACGTGCTTAACAAACAGCTAGTTGAACGCCTTTGGGAGTTGAACGGTCTGGACTATTCACTAATGCCTACTATCAAGGCTGGTGATGTCGCACCGCATGATCTTCGTGAGATTGCAGGGTTCTTGCGTAACCTTAACGGCGCAGATATTAACGTCAGTAATCACCCAGAGGTTATCGCTAACCTTATGGACATTGCTGAACTAGATTATAACCCTGATGGGTCTACAGAAACAGAAGAACAGGAAGAAGAATAATGGCATACCTCAATGATCGCGTCTTCGACGAAGGACTTTCCGTCCTAGACCTCGAAGCTAACGCAGTTCACGTAACCTCAGCAGAGGCTACTGACTACACAGAAGCTACATCAACATATACTTTGGGTCTATCGACCTCACTTTCCATCGCCGCTCCCTCGGATCGTACTGGTGGCGGACGTAAGGTTGCAGTATCAGCTATCTCTGATGGCGACATCACAGGAACAGGCACTGTAACGCACTACGCGCTAGTTGACACAGTTAACTCTCGCTTGTTGGCTACAGCAGCCCTTACAGCCTCTCAGTCAGTAACAAACGGTAACACGTTTACCCTTGCTACATTTGACATTGGCATCCCTGATCCAACGTAAGGAATAAACTATGGCACTTGTTATTAAAGATCGTGTAAAGGAAACCACCACAACTACTGGTACAGGTACCTACACTCTAGCAGGTGCCGAAGTTGGTTTTCAAGCGTTCTCCGCTATTGGTGATGGCAACACGACTTACTACTCAGCTACCAACAACGCTGGTGACTGGGAAGTAGGTATTGGGACTTACACTGCCTCTGGAACCACTTTGGCACGTACAGTCATCCTTTCCTCCTCCAATAGCGGTAACGCTCTTGACTGGCCAGCTGGTGAGAAGTTTGTTTTCGTCACTCAGCCTTCCTCTAAGGCTAACTACTTAGATGTAGACGGTTACGCCACTGGTATGGACTTCAAGACCTCTCTTGACTTAAATACTACGGTAGCAAACAAGCCTTCCTACGCTGAGGGTCGTATCTTCTACGACAAAGCATATGGCGCTCTGGCCTTCTACAACGATGAAGCTGATATTACGCTCCAGATTGGTCAAGAAGACTACATCCGTGTCTATAACGAATCAGCTTCCACCATTACGAACGGTACTCCCGTTTATCTAACTGGTGAAAGCGGTTCAACACCAACTATTGCTATTGCTAGAGCGGATGATACTTATGCTAAGTCTCAAGCCGCAGGTATAACCACTCACGACATCGAAGCAAGCTCTGTAGGTTATGTTACTACACGCGGTCTCATCGCAGACGTAGACACATCCCACCTAACGGTAGGTCAACCTGTACACGTTGCTATCGGTGCCTCTGGTGGTACTCAGACTGCTTCCCCTACGTACCCTAACTATCCTACAGAAGTTGGCATCTGCCTAATCAGTGGTACCAGTGGCTGTATATACGTTAGTATCTCCCATGAGTCCTTTGAGACGATGCGGGTTGAGGGTAACGCTCACTTCGATGCGGACCTAACAGTAGACGGTGACCTAACAATTAACGGCACACAGACTATTACTAACACCAACAACATCTCTTTGTCGGGTGCTTTCAACTACTTTAACTCTGGCGATACTATTACGGACGTTACCCATACGGGTACGGGCCTTGATGATGCTCTGTTTACTGGTCACTACACTGGTACTAGCAGTAACAAGACGTTTAAGGTTAAGATCACAACTCTATCTCATTCGCAAGACGATGACTTCTTTCGTTGGTCTACTGACGACTTCGTAACTCAGTCCGCTGAGATCGAGATTACAGGCAACGACCAAGCACTTGAGGATGGCGTAAACGTAAAGTTCAACGCTGTCTCTGGACACACTCTGAATGATGTATGGGCTGGCACAGCCTCTCCTACTAACGTAGATACAGGTATTGCATCTAACCGCAACACTGGTACTTCTGGTGTAGGTTACACCCACATTGGTATGTTCTACGATGTGTCTACTAACTACTGGACGTTCTTTGACGAGTATGCACCTGAGCCAGAAGGTTCTATTGACGTTACTGATGCTTCCTTCGAGTATGCAACTATCAAAGCCAAAGCCTTCATTGGCAACGTAACTGGTAACCTAACTGGGACAGCCTCTAACGCAACTCAGCTACTCAACAACCGTAACATTACCTTAAGTGGTGACGTAACAGGTACAGTATCCTTTAACGGTAGTGCTGACGCTGCTATTACTGCTACAGTGGTAAACGACAGTCACACACACGATACTCGCTACGTACAGCTTGCTGGCGACACTATGACAGGTACACTTAACGTACCTACAGTAGACTTGGGTGACTGGACTATTACTGAGAGTAGCGGAAGTCTTATCTTCCAGTACGACGGTGTTACTAAGTTCAGCATGAACTCAAGTGGTACTATGGCAGTCGCTAACGATGTAGAGACTGACGCAACCTTCTAAACAATAATAATAACACTAAGCTAATAGTGGGGACACGACGATGGCAATTAAGATTAACGGCGTAGAAGTAATTGACGATGACCGTAACGTCACCACCAATGTAGGTACAGTAGATGGACGTAACGTCTCTTCTGATGGTACTAAACTTGATGGTGTCGCTACAGGTGCGGATGTTACAGCCGATAATATTGATACTGCCCTTACTGGTCTCTCCACTAACGCTTCCCCTGCCTCTGATGATGTCATCCCAGTATATGACACGTCAGATGGTAGCTGGAAGAAAGCTACTATTACGGCATCTGCGCTACAGGGTGTTAAAGGACAGAAGGGTACTACTGGGGCCACTGGCGCTACTGGACCTACTGGTCCTAAGGGTCAAAAAGGTGAAATCGGACCTACTGGTTCTCAAGGTATTCAAGGTATCCAAGGCCCAACAGGGTCTACTGGAGCTAAAGGCCAAAAGGGTGAAGTTGGTGCCCAAGGCATACAAGGTATTCAAGGTATAACTGGCGCTACTGGCTCTAAGGGTCAGAAGGGCGAAGTTGGCGTTACAGGCTCTACGGGTGCTACAGGTTCTAAGGGCCAAAAGGGCGAGGTAGGAGTAACTGGCGCTCAGGGCGTACAGGGTATTCAAGGTCTGACAGGTGCCACTGGCGCTCAAGGAATACAGGGTACCAAAGGCCAAAAGGGCCAGACAGGCACTACAGGAGCCACAGGAGCTACTGGCGCTACAGGTTCCCAAGGAGTTACTGGCTCTAAGGGTCAAAAGGGTGAGGTTGGAGCTACAGGTAATACTGGAGCTACAGGTTCTCAAGGTATTCAAGGCATCAAAGGCCAAAAGGGCCAAACTGGAGCTACGGGTTCTACAGGTTCAACTGGTTCTCAGGGTATTCAAGGTAATACTGGAGCGCAAGGTAACACTGGAGCAACTGGTGGTACAGGCGCTACTGGCTCTAAGGGTCAGAAGGGCGAGGTTGGGGCTGCTGGCTCCACTGGTGGCACAGGAGCTACTGGCTCTAAAGGCCAAAAGGGTCAAACTGGAGCTACGGGTTCTACAGGTTCGGCTGGTTCGACAGGTAGTGCAGGGGCTAAAGGCCAAAAGGGCCAAAAGGGTCAAACTGGAGCGCAAGGTAACACTGGGTCAACTGGTAATACAGGTTCTACAGGTTCTAAAGGCCAAAAGGGTCAAACTGGAGCTACTGGTCCCTCAGGTTCTGGTAACACTTCATCAGGTGCCGTTGGCAACTACGCATATCTGATAAGGAGTGCTTCGGGTGGTACTATCTACGAAGGAAGCAGCTATTCTGACGTGTACTACTCTGGTACATCTAGTAACTCATTCAACTCAGCCTCTGGTTACACAGTCTGCCACAGAGGTGGCGCTCCTGGGGGGACTTGGAGGGCTATGGGTGCTAAACACCAAACCAACACTTACCGCTACGGCGCAACACTAATGCTAAGGATTTCTTAAATGGCTATCTCCATAACCCGCTTCCGTAATGCGGTCTCTTTGTCCTCGGACAACCTTGCTATGGACGTTGAGATTTATCATCCGCAGCATGGCTGGATACCTTACGGTGTACAACCAACAGATACTGATATGACTATAGACAACGATGCTCTACTAGCCCTAATTGGTACTAACTTCACACCATATAATGCACCAACTCAGGCAGAGCTTGACGAGGAAAAAGCTGTTCAAGTTAGAGAAGACCGTGGGTTCATCCTAACGTCAGTGATTGACCCTCTGGTTTCCAACCCACTACGATGGGCTGGCCTTACAGAAGACCAACAATCTGCTTGGTCGCAGTACCGTTCTGCTTTACTTGACATCTCTGAACAAAGCGGCTTTCCTCACGAAGTGGTTTGGCCTACTCAACCTTCGTGATAGTCTACCAAATATCACTACACGGCGATGCCTACGATGCCAGAGATAAAGACTGGGATCAGATGTACGCTGAGACTGGCTGTAAGCCTCGTACAGAGTGGCTAGACCCAATCCATAGGCGTACACTGCTTAAGGGTGAGTTTGGCTGCTCTGTGAGCCATTACAGGGTCTGGCAGAAGATTGCCGACAGTGGTCTTAATGGTCTGATACTTGAAGAGGACGTAGTGTTCTCGGAGATCAACCCTAGTCACGCAGACTGGATGCTAGAAGATCACGACAGCGTTTGGTTAGGCTATCGGTGGAACGACATGGGTTACTGGTATAACTGCCATGCCTACGCAATTACGCCTGAGACTGCCAATCTACTTATAGAGGACTTCCACAATAACATCATTCCCGTTGATGAGTGGGTTCCTCAGAAGCTAAGAGACAAACGTAACTACTTCTACCCAGCAGAACGAGTTACACAAATCCCACGGTCAACCCGACCCAGTACGATTGAGGACACAGATATGTTACCCGAAAATAAGATGCACATTGTTACTGTCGCTACAGACACAAGTAAGATGTGGGCTTTAAAGCAGTCAGCCTATGAGTATTCTGCTACTGTAGTCAACCTCGGAGAAGGTTCTGAGTGGTACAGCGACATGACTGGCATGGGCGGTATGCCTAAGATTAAGTTCGTTAGGGACTTCGTTAAAACCTTACCAGCTGATGACATTGTGTTGTTCATGGACGGTTATGATACCTTCTTTGCAGACCACCCAGACGAGGTTCTGGCGAGGTTCAAGGACTTTGGAGTTGACCTTCTATTTGGTGCTGAGGAAGACTGTTGGCCACTGAGCCACGACGAGTTCTTCAAGCAAAAGTGGACGCCAGTAGATGACGCCCCATACAGATATTTAAACAGTGGTCTCTTTATTG